GGTTATAGTTACAGCTTGTGCCTCGCATGCGAAGCACAATGGACAGGTGTCCGAGCGGCCGAAGGAGACGGTCTTGAAAACCGTTGTGGAGCAATCCACCGCGGGTTCGAATCCCGCCCTGTCCGCGATGAGGGTTCTTGGCGATATGCCGGGAGCCCTTTTCTTATGCCGTTTTCGTTGCGATTGCAATGTTTCCGGCATGTTTCTCGACTTGGTGTGAGTGGTGTTGTAGGTGGTCTGAATATGGTCTTATAGGGTGAGATAGGTATTATCTAAGGTATTGCATGACTAGCAGCATGCCGGGAAAAATACCTAAGCGAGGACGCATGGCAAGACGCCGATTCGGAACCATCTTCACCCAGTCATCGCCGGACGGACGCGCTTGGATAGAGGCCAGATACTCGCCCAAGCCAGAACTGGCGGAACGCTACCCAAGACTGCCCAAGCGCATCGTCAGGCACTTCCCGGAAGGCTTCGAAGTCGAAGCAGAGCAGTGGCTGGCCCGCGAGGAGACACTCATGCGTCTGGGCGAATGGACGCCGCCCGAGACGAGAAAGAAGAAACGCAAGGCGCAGAGCCAGACCTTCCACGATTACGCGACGGCATGGATAGAGAACCGTCGCAGAGCCAGCGGCGAGCCGCTGCAGGAGACCACGAAACAGAAATACCGCGAATACCTCGAGAACCATCTCGACGAAGCATTCGGACGCAAGACCGTCATCGCGATCACCTACCGGGATATCGTCAAATGGTGCGATTCATTCCCTGCCGGCAAGAGAGGAGCGGTCGTGCGCAAGCAGGCCTACACCCTGCTCAAAGCCATACTCGCCACCGCCGCAAGCGAGCCATTGGACGATACCGGGGCCACGCTCATCGACCGCAACCCCGCAATGCTCAAGACATCATCTCCCAAGTCGCATCGCGATGTACCCATCGCCGAACTCGATGAATTGCGCGCTCTGCGCCTCGCCATGCCGAAGGGCCTCGAACTCGCCATACCCTTGGCCGGTGTCATGGGACTGCGCGAAGGCGAGGTATGCGGTCTGCAACGACGCGACATCGACATGAAAGCCCGGCGATTGCACGTGCGGCATTCCGTCAAACCCATATACGACGCCGACGGACATAGGACACTCGTGCTGGGCAGCACCAAGACCACCTCGAGCGTCAGAGATCTGGACATCCCCCTGTTCCTCCTGCCGCTCATCCGCGACCACCTCGCCATGTACACGTCCGAGGAACCCGAGGCAATGGTATTCACCGGACGCAAGAGCCACGGCATGGTAGCGCCGCAGTCATTGCGGAACGCATGGAACCGGGCGAAAGTCGTCGTGCCGCGCCTGGAGCATATGAGATTCCACGATCTGCGCCACACAGCCCTCACCCGCCTCGCCGAGATGGGAGCGACCGGCGGCGAGCTCATGGAGCAGGCCGGGCATACGTCTCTCAAGGTCGCATCGATCTACCAGCAGTCCAGTGTCAAGCACCGCAAACAGGTCATGCAACGCTTGGATGATGCGATCGGGCAGCAACGCAATCCTGGGAAACCGGCAGAAGCAGCTACGAATCTCGTGGATGAGCTGGCTAGGCTCGGTGATTTGCATAGCAGGGGAGTACTGGATGATGCAGAGTTCAAGGCAGCGAAGGCACGTCTGCTCTCATAATCAAATAGCCTCGCCGAAGCCGCTAAAACAGCAATGCTCCCCTCGCTTCCCGTAGGAGACGAGGGGCGCATTGCACATTATCCGACCGGATTTGCGGCCTATTTGCTGATGATCTGTCGGAGGCTTTGGCCGTCGGATATCTCGGGGATGCCGGCGATGCTGGTGAGCAGGCTGGTGATGGCGGCCAGGGCTGCGGCTCCGGCGACGATGATCCAGTCGACGCCGCCGATGGTGGCGGCGCTGACGGGGATGACGCCCACGGCGGTCTGCGCGGCGGTCCTGATGGCGCGCACCGCTGCGGCCTTGGCCCATTGGGCGAGGGTCTTGTTGGTGGTGGTCTCCTGGGCGAGGGCGGCCAGGATCTCGTTGTTGTGTTCGGACTGGCTGTCGGGGTCTGGGCTGGCGTTGGTCATGGTTGTCTCCTTTGTTGTTAGAATCTGCCGGTGTTGAGTCGTTGCTGCAGGGCGCGCACGGTGGCTGGCCCGAAGCTGGCGTCCTGGGCGACGCCGAGATGGGCCTGGATGGCGCGGATAGTGATGGGTCCCAGGGAGCCGTCCTGCGCGAGGCCGAGCTGGCGTTGCACGGCGCGGATGAGGTTGCTGCCGCCGGAGCCGTACTGGACTGTATAGAGGTTGGGCCATCCGTAGCTGCCGTAGGGGTGCGACTGGCCGCTGATGATCCCGTCGATGGTGGTGCCCATGACCTGCTGCCAGCGGCGCACGGTCGCCGGCCCGCCGGCCCCGTCCACCGCCAGCTGGTTCGACGCTGCGGGAGCCGGGGCTGGCGCGGGCGCGGTGCCATTCCATTTGACCTGCCCGTAGTCGGCCAGGGATGTGCGGTCGCGGTCGACCTGACCGCCGCCGATGGCCACGCCATTGCGATACTGGTAGACCCTGATGCCGGGGGCGATCTTGCCGCCGCTCCATGCGTAGGTCTGCCACGCCGCGTAGCCGCGTGACATCGCGTGGGCGCATGGCCCGTAGCCCGCATACACGCCCGTGCACTGCTTGCCGAGCACGCTGGCGATGCCATCCAGATAAGCGTCGAGCAGCCCATATTCGCCCGGCTGCAGATCGTAGTCCACGGCGAAATACACCACGCTCCTGGGCAGGCCGAGCGTCCTGAGCGCGCTGAGTGCCGCTTGTCCGTCTGCGACGCCCGCGCTCCGCCCGCCCTTGGCGGTCCGTCCGGTGGTCTCGTACACGAGTGTGAGCGATAGGCCCGCCGCCCGGATCCGTTGGATCTCGCCCGTGGTCAGTCCTTTGCCGCTGCCGGTCAGGTAGCGGATCACTCCAGTGACGCCGGCCGCCTTGACCTGCGCGAGGTCGGGTCGGGAGAACGAGTAGTCGACGAGTTCAGTAGCCATGATTAGTACTCCTTGTTGGTTGGTTGGTTGTTTCGGGTATGAAAAAGCCCATACCAGTGGGCTTATGGCCTGTATCCGATGGGGATGGCGGCGAACGGGGCCGATGGGGGTGCGATCGTGGGCACGTTGTTCCAGCCAGAGTGGGGCGAGTAGAAGGGGGAGAGCGATTTCACCTCGATCTGGATGGCGTCCAGGCTGATCGAGGAGTTGTTTGCGGAGTCGGAGTACAGGTAGATCAGCCTCATCATGCTGGAGGTGTTGTGGTGGCTAATCTGCTGGACCGGGCCGATGCCCAGCATCGTGTGCGACGTTACTTTCACGGGAGAGTTGTTGGCATGCGACGAGTAGAACCAGGTCTTGGCGTTGAACAGGATCGTCTCGTCGATGTCGCCCCCGGACGAGGTCAGGCGGATGGCGTAGTAGCCGAACACGTCGGGTATCGCGCCGATGACGAACGCATTCGTGGCGCTGCCGCCCAGCGGGCCGGCTCCCGGCCGGTTCACTCCTTTGTTGGAGATGTTGTTTGCCTCGTTGACGAATCCGAATCCCCAGGTCGGCCCGAAGCCGTCGATCAGCATGCTCGTGCCCGTATCCGCTACGGGCACAGGGTCCGCTGGGTCCGCGTACAGCAGCACGGTGCCATAGGCGTCGTTCTGGTACGTGGTTTTCACCAGGATCGTGCTGGTGTTGCTGATCTTGATGTTCGAGTTCCTGTTGAGCAGGTATGGGGCGACGTTCCCAGTCATGGGCGTTTTGTCGGGCCGGTAGAAGAACATGCCGTCCACGATGAAGGGCGAGCCTCCGCCGTATGCCAAGGCGCCATCCTCGCTCTCGAACGCCTCGCGCACGCCGATGTCGCACCAGTCCGGGTAGACGTTGCTCAGCATCGCGCCGGCCTGCGCGCTGAACGCGACCCGGGGGCCGGGGATCCGGCCCTTGGAATAGACATGCAGGTTCGATCCCACGAAGAACCCGTTGCTGTTGACCCCGATCCTCGCGTCGAAGATGTCGATACTGTCGAGCTTGAAGTCCGACGCATCCCCATACACGCCCTGCGGCGTGTACTTGTCGCTGTAGTCCCCGTCGCCGAACATCTTGGCGTCGCATACCAGCGTGTTGAGCGAATGCCCGTAGGTGTCCGAGTCGTCGCCTATGCGCATGTAGGATTTCGTCGCATGGGATACGACGAACCCGCTAATCCGGGTGCCGCCGTTGTTCGACAGGTCCCAGATGCAGTACCCGGCCAGCCAGTTCGCGTCGTACACGCCCCCGGTGATGCTGTTGCCGTTATGGCAGGGCCCGCCCAGCGCCGCGCCGCCGTTGACCACCAGGGCGTCCATCTGGGCTATGGCCACGAACCGCGCGCCATGCGCGATCAGGGCGAACGGCACGGGGGTGTCGGTGGGGATCACGAGGCTGGACGCCAGCGCGTACACGCCCGGTGGGATGACGCACCCACCTTGGCCCGCCGACGCTGTTAGGATCGCATTCAGGACAGGTGCCATGTCCACGATGCCCGTCCTGTCGAGCAGTGACGGGTCGATGGAGTACAGCCTCTTCGTGATTGCAGCATGTGTCAGCGTCGATTCGGATCCGATCCACTCCGCGATGGCCTGGTCCGTGGGAACCGAATCCGGGTTCACCGGTCCCTGCGGTCCCGGATCGCCTTGTGGCCCGGGCAGGAACACGGTATTCCTGTCGATGATCTGATCGGGCATCATTCGCCTCCCATCACGGGAGATGAGTTATGGAGGCGGGCTAGGGAATGCCCCCCCCCGACGCTTTATGCTATTTGTCATTGGTCTTCCTTTCGTCAGGACGGTTGGAGCGTCTTATTGTCTGGGCGCGATGGGCGCGTCCTGTATGTCGTTGTTGAGTTGGGTGCCGTGCCCGTTGCCGCCGAGCGCGTGGTAGGCGTCGTACACCTTCTGCGCACGCGCCTTCAGATCGTTGTCGGCGATGCCGTGGTTGGCGACCATCTCCGCCTGCATCTGCTCCAATTTGCACAGCAGCAGCACGCGCACGCCCTCGCTGAGCGGGCTGTCACGCCCGCGCTCGTCCACGCGGCGCAGCAGCCATGCGACCAGGGTGCCGAAGCCGCCGGAGCCGACGACTGCGAGGATGACGGCGGTGAGGATGGTTGGCGGCATGTGGTTTTCTCCTTTAGACGAGGGGCTGCGTGAGCACGATCTGGCTGGGTTTGACTTCCCATAAGAATGCACTACTATATTGCATATTGCATTACTGTAGTGCATTATGTGGAATGGAAGGAAAGTTTATGAATGACGAGATGAAGCAGGCACGCGAGAGGTCCGATATCAGGGGCACGGGGCTGCAGTGCCGACTGCGCCGCGAGGCATTGGGATTGACGAGGCGCGACATGGCGGCGCTCCTGGGCGTGGAGGAGTCGACCGTCTACCGCTGGGAGAGCGGCATTCCCCCGAAGCGGCTTGACCTCATGCTCGTAGGCTTCGAGCATGAGGTCGAGGCTATCAAGGCGAAGCTTGACGAGAGAATACGTGAGTTCGGACGGCCATTCGGCACAATCAAGCACAACGATCTGCATATCGCCGTGCCCAGGCCCGGGGTCCAGGTGGGCAAGGTTTGGGTCTTCGGAGAAGAGGAGTACGTGCTGGATCATGCGCCCGCCAGCCTGCTGCGGGCCCTGGCCGGACTGCTGATAGCCAGCGTAAACGCGGAGTACCTGGTGTTCGCGCGGGAGGTGGAGGACGCGGGCACACTTGACTTCGCTCGGGCGACGCAGAGCATATCCGCGAAGTAGGCCGTGCCGCAATCACGTCAGCATGCCGTGGGCGCGGCTATGCGTTGTAGATGCCCATGATGGGCTGGCGCAGGATGCCATTGGCCGACACGGTCACGGTTTTCGACGCGTCGCTGCTGTCCAGGGAGTTCAGCAGATTGTAGTTGTACATACCGTTGCCGCTATTGTTCTTCACGATGACCGCATCGAAGCTTGCCCACAGGTAGTATCTTGCGTCGCTGGGTGTGGCCAGCCTGTTGTCGTTTTTTTTCAGGTAGATCTTCGGGTTGTAGGAGGATACGTTGTTGACGTTGATCTCGACGCTGCGCGTCTGCTCCATGTTGATGTGCGTGTTCAGTATGGGCAGGGGGAAGATCTTGCGGGCGATGGGAATGTCGAGCGAGTACACCTCCGTGATGTTCCCGGCAGCGTTCTTTTGTATGTTCGCGCCCCATTTGACTACGTCATCATAGGACAGCTTCGCGGCCAGCGCATTGAACAGCACCAGGTAGTCGCTGGTTGACGGCAGGCTCCTCCACAGGTAGTAATCCTGCGACCAGTTGAGCAGGGCTGGTCTGTTGAGCGCCTCCACGCCGAATAAATTGGAGGCGCTCAGGGACGCTCCCATCGTGGAGGGCAAGGGCGAGTACACGCCATTGGCCAGTCCCGATGCCACGTAGTTCGCGATCACGGCATGGCCTTGGTCATTGGGGTGCAGGCCGTCAGCCTGCGTGAGGTCGAAGTTGTACAGCAGCCACAGGTACGAGTTGGTGAACACCTGGAACCCGGCAGCGATCAGATGCGAGGCGACGCTGTCGTAGAGGGACTGGTAGTCGCAGATCCGGTAGCTGCTCGACCCCGAATGCTCGCTGTCGGTCCATCTGGGATTTGCGCCGTTCAGCCCGGCGAAGCCGATCAGGTCGGCATTGGGATACATCGTCTTGGCCTGCGAGGCGAACGAATCCACGGAATCGCATACAGACGTCAGGCTGCTGTAGATGTCGTTGCTCGACCCGTTGACGAACACGTAGCGCACGCGCGAGCGGTCCACCGACGAGTCCGCAGCGGCGGCACCCAATTGAGCAAGGAAATTCCTATCGCCAAAGCTGAACCCCATGCCACCGACCCCGTAGCATTTCGCGTCAAGGCCCAGCCGCCGGGCGACCAGCTGCCACCAGTTGCTTCCAGGCGACGCGCTCACGGTCATCGAGTCGCCGAACACCACCATCCGATCGCGCCCGCCGAACCTGACCGCCGCATGCGTCTGCGAGTCCGCAGCCAGCACATATGCGGCCACCGCCTCATCCGCCGGCACCGCGTTCACCCCCGGCAAGCCCGGAGGCCCAGGTATCTCAGAAGCCGGGCCGGGAATCGCCACCGTGCGCTTGTCGATGATCTGATCCGTCATATTCTTCTTCTCCTTAGTTCGCCAACGTCCAATAGCCCCAGCCCAGCAATTCCGTCGTCCCGTCCTTCGCGGCGGTCATGCGCCACGAGCCCGACCGACGGCCAGCCCACACCACGTCAGCGAACGCGGACGGAGGGATGTAGACCACGGCCTTGCCATCCGGGCCGTGCGCATCGCAGTCACGCGAAAACCACACCACGCCCTCATCCGAAAGCAGCTCGAATTTGCAGTACCACGCCGTCAGATCCACCGGCGCGTAGCCGACGGCCGGGTCGCTCAAACGCTCCCACAGCACGCCCAGACGATTCGTCACATTGCGCAGCAGCCGGTAATCGCCACGGCCCTCACTCTCAGCCAACACGCCACTCATATGTTCTCCATTCTCATGCGAGATTCATCACGGTCATGCTCATACGCACCGCGCCTATCGGCGAGGCCGCGTCCACGGTGCTCTTGCCGCGCAGCACGACCGGCTGGTCGGCGGTCACGTACGCTATCGTTGTGCCGCCGAAACTGTCCCCGTTCGCGGTCACGCCCGGGAACGTGCCGACACGATCGCCGCCCACCAGGCATTCGAGCAATGGCATGCCATCCCCGCTCTTGACCGCGCTCACCCCGATCGTCAGCTGGGCGCGCGTCTTGCCGTCCGACAGATCGGGATGCGCCGTCAGCGAGACCAGCGTCGTCCATCCCGAGCCCAGCGAACCGCCGTCCGAATCCCCGCTGATAGTGCCGTAGGTGGGGGCGACCCGCTTCAGTTCCCGCTGCTGGATCTGCAATTTCTGCTGGCTCTGCGCCAGCCGGGCGGTAAGGCCTGTGGTCAGCTCCTGCTGCGCCTGCAACAGCTTGGTCAGCGCGTTGAGCTTGATCGTGGTCTGGCTGGTCTCCGTGCCGGTGGAGTTGTTGGCCTGCGCCTTCTCCTTGTTGCGCTTGCGCTCCATGCGCAGCGCGTCCATCGAATAGTCGGCGCGGCCCGGAGCGTATTTGCGGACGCCCAATGGATCCACTGGCGTCAGATCGGGCGGCTCGGGCACGTCCACGCCGGGCATGAGCGGCTGCGCCTGCGCAGCAAGCAGAGCATGGCCCGCCTCGTTGGGATGCACGCCGTCGGACTGCACGTCGCCCGGCTTGCCGAACAGCCAGTCCCACGCGTCGATCACCACGTCCGCGCCCACCGTGCGCGCAGCGGCGGAAAGACCCTTCATAAACGGCGCGCAGGAGTCTTCGAACCCGTCCGGCTCCAAGCCCTGCGGGCCGACCATGATTGCGAGCTTCGCGTTCCGGTAGCGCTTGCGTATCGCATTGGCGATCGCGAACGCCTGAGCGGCAGCAGAGGATACGTCGGCATTGGCCTTGGCGTCCTCGTAGCCTGCGGCGAGCACGACGAGACCTACCGAATCGGCTGGAACATTTGCGTCGGCGGCGGCCACTGTCAGCTGCGCGAGCACGCTCTTGGACTGCACCATGTAGCCCGCGCCTTCGACCGCATACGCGTGCGGGGTCAGCGCGAGCGCAGCGGACAGTATTTGCGGCCAGCGCTTCGTCGCGTCCGCGACGCCGGCGCCCGCTGGGTTGCCGTCGCCGAAATACAGTGCGTGGATATCAGCCATCAGGAGCGCTCCCTTGCCTGTATGGTGAGCCAGTCGGAGTCCGAGGATCCGGACACGTCCGTGACTTTGAGCTTGAGCATGCGTTCGCCGAGGAAGTCGTCCTCCACCCACATGTCTGCTTGGTCTCCTGGGCGCACCGGGTATTCCTCGCCTGCTTCGATGCTGTACGTCTCGTCCGGGTACGCGCCGTAGGCGATGCCCGACTGCGCATACTGGCGCAATGTGGCGAGCTCGCTCGCGGTGGTGTGGGTCGTGTCCGCCGACTGGATCAGCAGCGGCAATGCGCTGTGCTTGTCGGTTACCCGGGCCATGACGGTCTTGTCGCCGTGCTTGCCGCCGATCACGTACACCTGATTGGTCATGCCCGACCCCTTGCCGTCCACTGATGAGAGCACGATGCGCTGGCCCGGCAGGTCCGCATGCCATGCGCCCAGCGTCCCGCCCTCGAGCCATGCGTGGTCCACGATCTCCGGCTGGCTGCGCAGGTCGAACGTCAGCGAGCCGTCCGGTCTGATGCGCGGGTCGAAGCGGATCTCGTCGCCATCCGCGAGCTTGGCCAGATCGTCCAGTCGGTCGGCGACCTTCGCCACGTCATACCCGCTGTAGGTGCGCGTGCGGGTGCCTCCCTGGACCGGTGGAAGGGTTATGGGCAGCGCGCCCCACTTCATCGCCTCCGCTACCAGGCCGCGCGCGATATCCGAATAGCTTCCTGTCAGGGTGAGCGCCCATGCTCCGGCTGGATGCTCGTCATCCACCAGCACGTCCCCGTCCACCCAGCCGGTATCGAGCGCGTGGTTGAGCACGAGGCGTACCGAGGTCAGCGACCAGCCGCCCCCGCACAACAGGCTCAGCCTGCGTCCCTTCGCGTCCCAGCGGTAGTCCACCAGCGGCCCCGCATGCTTCACATCCTCCGAATCGGTCGCCGGATCATAGCGGTGCGCTGCCAGGATCACTCCCCAGAGTTTCAGCTGGTTGTACAGGCCTTTTGGCACTTTCATAGTTGTTGTGGTATAGGTCACGTCGACGTTGAGGCTGCCGGGGTCGTTGATCGTGTCCGACCAGTTGCAGGATGTGTATGGCAGGCGGAACATCGGGGATCCGAGGGCGTCGAATACGTCGATCACGAGAGGATCCATTGCTTACCTCCATGCTGGTATGACGGTCATGGAGACCGTGCCGTCGGATGAGACGTTGATTGTGCTGCGGCCGGGCGGGATCTTGAATGCTTGTCCGGTAGCGATGCCCGCCGATGGCAGCATGTCGCTGAAATCAAGGTCGAGGCCGGTCGAATTACCGGACCATTTGACTGCGCGGATGCCGAGGGTGAGCGTCAGACGCGTCACGGATCCGTCGACATGCACTCTCGGATAGGATGCCGCTCTGCCTGTGTTCTCCACCATCAGCAGGCCGTTGGATGCCGTGAAAGCGACGGGGTCGCCGTACTTCAACGGGTCGTCGACCGTGATGATGAGCATGAACGTGAACAGCCGTTCGCCCATGTACATGCTTGGGCTGGGATCGTCGCCCAATCGTCCGTGGAAGTATCGTCGTCCGTGCACGTTCTCGACGGTGACTTTGAGCTCGCGGTTCATGAGATCGCAGATCCTGTCCTCGAGCTGGGCGGCGTCCAGGGTGGACAGTCCCACGGCTTCGGCGGCGACGCTGATCGTACGCCCGCCTGAGGTCAGGCGCGAGGGGGCGTAGTCGCCGTCCTGCTGGGGCCGGGGCACCGCTTTCTCTCTAGGGGGGACGGCGCCCAAACCCTTCAGACCGTCCGGCAGGATGCGGAATACTCCGACCTCGTCTAGGGAGCCGTCATTGAACACCATCGAATCCACGTCGCTCTCGACCATGACGCGAGTCATAGCGCCTCCTAAAAGTCGATCGGAACCGCAACCGCGTTCCTGCGGTCGCGCGCCTCGATTTCAGCGACGACGAGCTGCGGATCGTTCGCATACAGGTTGTATGTCGGGGAATACGAGCGGCTGCCGCCCGTGCCCCCCGATTGCAGCGGCGTCACTCTGGCGCCCGTCGGCAGGGACAGCACTTCCGGTCCTCGTTCGCCGACCATGACCAGGCCGGGCGAGGTGATGGTGCCGCCCTTGGCGAGCATGGGGATGCGGAAGCTTTTGCCTCCCACGCCGGGCACCCAGTCGGGTATGTCGAAGCCTTTGCCGCCGAGCGTGCTGTTCCAGAATGATTTGATCGCTCCGAATGCGGAACGGAACGGCGCGGTGATCAGATCGGACACCACGCTGAATGCCGCGCCTATCGCGTTGGGGACGGAGTGGAAGAAGTCGAGCAGGCCATGCCATTTTTCCACGATCCAATCGCCCGCGCTGCCGAACCACTGGCGGACGTTCGCGATGCTGGAGCCGAGGAAGCCAGTGAAATCAGCCCATAGCTTGCGTCCCAGGCTCGTTTTCGTGAAGAACAGCACCAAGGCCGCGACGAGAGCGGCGACGGCCATGACGACCAGCATGACCGGGTTCAGGCTCATCGCCGTGTTCAACCCGGTCTGCGCGCCTGTGGCCGCTGTGGTCGCTGTCGTCTCGGAGCCCATCATCAGCGTGCGGATCGCGCTCAGGCCGTTCGCCACGCCGGTCGCGATGTTGAACGCCGCGTATATGCCGGAGAGCGTGCCGATCACTCCGGCCAGCGCGTAGACAAGCGTGCGATGCTGCGTCATCCACCCGGTGGCTCCCGCGGCCCATATGGACACCTGGGTGAGGATGGGCATGAGGAACTGGCCGAGCTGGATCTGCGCGCCCTGCCATGCGAGGTTCATGTCCCGTTGGGCTCTGGCGTTCTTCGTGGCCGCGTCCACTCCCTGCCCGCTCAAGGTCAGTCCCAGATCCGAGCTTTTCTGCATGAGCTGCTCCACGCCGGCTGATCCCTGGTTGAGCATGGGGATCATGCTGGCGCCCTGCTTGCCGAACAGTTTCATCGCCTCGGCGCTCTTGCTGGGCCCGTCGGGCATTTTCGAGAACGTGTCGGCGACTTTCGGGAGCAGCTCGCTCATGGGCAGAATCTGCCCGTGCGCGTCGGTGAACCCGGTGCCGAGCAGCTGGGTCATGGCTGCGGCCTTCTTGCCGTTGTCGTTCGCCGTGTTCAGGTTCTTCGCGAACATCAGCAGGCTTATCTGCGACGTGTCCGCGCCGATGCCGACCTGCTGGAACGCGCCGCGCAATGCGCTGGCCTGCTCCACTGTCCCGCCGGTGATGCGCTGGTAGCCTTTGATGCCGCTTGCTGCGGACTGGAAGCTGCTCATGCTGCTCTTGGCGAATCCTGCCACGGCGGTCGCGGCTCCCGCGGCGGCTGCGGTCGCCGCGCCTTTGAGGGCTCCCCATTTGGACTGCTCGCCCTGCACTTTGCCGGTGAGCGATCCGATGGACTTCTCGGCCTTGGACGCATCAGCCAGGATGTTGATGACGAAATCCTTGGAAGCCATGAGCTCACCTCCCCATCTGTCGTTTCATGTCGCGGATCTGCTCGGCTTCCTGCGCTACGACGCGGTCGCAGGACACGGCCAGCGTCAGCCACACGTTCAATGGAAGGCTCCACACGTTGCTGTGGGTGATGCCCGGCCAGTGCTGCGCCTGGCAGATCACGAGGATCCGCGACCACACCTGGTCGCGGATCCATGGCTCGTCGTCGATCAGCCGCTGGAAGCCGACGTCGCGTGACGTCCTTTCGGAGCGGCGGAGATTGGTTCTTTTGGGACTGTCTCAGTCTCCGTGTCGTCAGCGGGCAGATCCTGCTCGTCCGCTCGTAGCCGTTCCTGATACCATTCCAGGCTGTGCTCGCACAGCTTCTTCCAGTTCACCGTGATGCCATGCTTGTGCAGGGCGAACCAGAAGATCAGCGGCAATGCGAGCGCGTCCTGCTGTTCGATGCTGTCGATGTCGGCCATTTTCATGCCGGAGGCGATCTGGAATTCGGCGACGAGGCTGATGGGGCTGTCGCCCAGCGGG